CCATCTTTAGAATCTTTACGTTTCCCAAACTCACAAACTTCTTTTTCCTCCTTACACTTACTACAAACTTTTTTTTCCATAATGTTCTTTTAATAATGTTTCAATCAGACGAGATTTTTTAATCATCTCATCTTCCATTTTTTGATATATCACCGGGTCAACACAAATGGTGAATTTTACTTTTTTATCTTCTTCTTTTTTTCTTAATTTCATAATGTCTCTTTATTATAAATATCTAATAAAATACCAAAATTCATACTTTATATAAAAAAAATCATTATCTTTGTCCAATGAAAAATTCAATAAACATAGTCAATAAGAAAGCCAAGTTTGAGTATTCATTCCTACAGACACTAATTGTAGGAATTAAGTTGGTCGGCAGCGAAGTAAAGTCCATTCGTCAGGGGAAGGTATCCATCTCTGAAGGGTATTGTTATTTTAATAACGGGGAGTTATTTATAAAGGGGATGAACATCTCCGATTATGGGTTTGGGTCGTTCCACGAGACCGTAAAGGATAGAAAACTATTAGCCAAACGAAAAGAACTTATTAAGTTGGAGAATGAGTTAATCAACGGTACCACAATCGTTCCTTATCGCGTCTTCATAAACGACACCGGATTGATTAAGATGGAAATTGCTCTTGCCAAAGGGAAGAAGATACACGATAAACGAGATACCATAAAATCTCGGGACATAGAGAGGGATATGAAAAGGGACTTGAAATAGTCCCTTTTTTTTATTATATTTAATCATCAGTTCAATAATAAACAAATAAAAAAAAGAAATTATGGTAGATTTAACATCGTTCATTATGGGTATAGGTTTGGTTCTCGGGGTACTGGGAGTTGTGGTTATGGTTATAATGTGCATTCAGATTAACAGATTAAAAAATAAATGTAAGCAATTAGAACAAGTCCAAGGACATATCTTTAATGAGATAAATAGAGAAGGAGACACTCTTAATCGTCGTATAGATGGTGAGGTTGATAGGGTTAATAGATTACATACTGAAATAAATCAGTATATCAATAAGACAATCAACGACACATATAGAATTTTTGATTCAAGATTAGATAAATTAACAAATAAATTTACATCTCCGGTTGGGGATAAACAAGTATTAAAAGATTAAAAAATAAACATTTGAACTGATAACAAACCACCTTCGGGTGGTTTTTTTATTGGTGATTATCAATAAAAAAAGAGACCATTTAGGTCTCTTTTTTGTGTGGAGGTGATGGGACTCACCAGTGGAGATGAGGGGAATCGAACCCCTTTCTTGTTTACCTTAAAAATTAAGGACTACACGTTTATTCAATTAATTCTCAACTGACAAATATTTGGTTCCTATTTTAACATCGTTACCAATAACTGTGTCGGGTTCACTTGTGTTGAAGTAGCTCCCTGAACGAGACTCCTAATACATCTTCGGGTGGTATTACACCTTATTGGACTCCTGTTACTGGGTATCTGTCCACCGACCCTAATGTGTGTTTGCTTACGCTACGTTCACAAGCTCATCTTGACGTACAAGACCTACTAGAGCCATTTTGTTTAAAATGTTGCCATTTAGAATTTTGTTACCCATAGATTTAAGTGATAGAGAACATCTCACTACGTGCCCCGAATAATTAATAATACCAATCAATACCGGTCATCCCCTTATTATTCTGATACAAAGATAATACATTTTTAGATAATTCCAAATAAAAATATATTTATTATTAAAATAAATATCTATGCCCGATAAAAACGACTCTCACGGGGAATTTAAAACAATATTTGACAATGACGATTGGTTAATTGTTGAACCAATGGATTACGATTCTTTTATATATTACGCTCCTCCTTCGATAAAATCTAAATGGGATGAATTTCGGGATGGAAATACTTACTTTATTATTGATAAAGATAAAGAACCTATCCAAATATATGTTATTCATAAAGGTCCCGATAATGAAATACTTTATTTGGGCAGTGAGGCTATGAGATATAGACTTATTGATAGGAAAGAATTATTTTATGAGTTACCTAATGAAGTTAAATCGGAACTTGAACCCATAATTGGTTATAGTCCAATTTATGAATTATTGGTTAAGATTAAGAATGGTGAACCGGTGTCATCTAATGAAATGGAACGTGCTGACGATTTAGTTTATAAATTTAATTACAACGAAAAAAATCCAGGTAAAAGCACAATCAAATTACGATTTGACAATATAGAAGATTATGTTAAATTATTTGATGTTGAGGAAGATGATGTTTATTATGTTAATAGTTTATTTTCATATTACGGCGACACATATGATTATGTTGATTATAATGTAGCCGCCGATGATTGGGAAGGGGGGTATTTTTTCGGTTGGTTTTCAGATGAAAATAAGGGTAAATTAAAACAAATTTTAAAATATATTTCACCTGATTTAATTTCGTTAGATGGCGAGGAAACCAAAGAAAAGGCTGCTGAAAAATTAATGGATATGTTCGGAGGTAAAGTTGAAAGTATGTTAGAAGAATATGTGGACCTTGAAAATGGGTGTCGTCACGATAAGGCTAAAAAAGAAATTAAAGATGAACTTTGTGAAATTTTCCAAAATTATGGGTTAATCAACATAGATTGTTTTGAAACTTATTATACCACTGTTGGACTTTTATTGTCAATGTTTAAGATTAGTCAAGACCCCACCAAAAATATCAATGGTGTTTTAACAGATATCGGACACACATTTAACACTGGTGGATGGGATGAATATCGTTATGAAATACAATGTAATGATTTTGACGAAGAACGACTTAATCGCGTAATAGGTGAAGAATTAGATGAAATACTTGAGGAATTAGAAGAATCTGATAAGTATGTGGATATTTTAGAATATTCAAATATCTACGATAGAGTTGTCTCTAAATACCCAATTAATACTAGAAGTAAAACTTCATATGGTAGAGAATTTTTTCTTAGAGAAATTGACCCGGAAACAAATAGAATACACATGGATGTTTTCACTAAAACTGGTGTTGCTCGTAGAAGTTATACCGAAGAAGAATTTAATAACTTTTTAGTTTCACCCGAATTATTTGAGGGTTTTGTTAGAATAAATTAAAATAATGTTTTTATGTTAATTATTTTCCCTATATTTGTGCTATGGAAAGAAATTATCAATTATTAAAAGATGTATTGTCGGTTCCGACAAAAACATATCAAGAAGACCTTATGGTAGAATTTCTAATCAATTGGTTAGAGGAAAATGGGATTCCCTTCAATGTGGATGAACATAATAATATCTACGCTATAAAACAAACAGACGAATTTATTGATTATTTTCCTTGTGTTATTGCTCATACAGACACCGTTCATTCATTAGATAATATTATCGTAACTGAAGAAATTTTATTAAATGAACAAGGTCAAAAAAAACCATCATTAAAGGCTTATAATCATTTTGGACATCCAACCGGAATTGGTGGTGATGATAAATGTGGTGTTTATGCTTGTTTGGAATTATTAAAAGAATTACCAAATCTAAAGGCGGCATTCTTTGTATCAGAAGAAACCGGATGTCACGGGTCCAAAAAAGCAAGCCCTGACTTCTTTATGAATGTTGGTTATGGGATTCAGTTTGATGCTCCAGGAAATGTTATGGTTAGTGAATTTTGTATGGGGACTCAATTATTTGATAGAGATGGGGAGTTCTTTAAAATTTGTGATGTTGCGTTAAACGAGGGGTTTCAGGGTAGACACGATTACCAATCACATCCTTATACCGATGTTTACGCTTTAAAAAACATTTTTGACTTCTCCTGTATCAATTTTGCGATAGGTTATTACAACTATCACACTAAAAATGAATATGTGGTTGTTGAGGATGTTTATAGTGGAATAGAGACCGGTAAAAAGATGATTCAGGATTTGGGATATAAAAAATATTTATATAAAACGGATTCAAAATATTTTTATAAGTTTTAAATAAAAAACCCCTCCGAAAGGTGGGGTTATTTTTTTTGGTATTTAAAGGGGGGGATTATACATCCCCCTTTTTCTTTCTTGTCTTTTTCACAACTTCAACAACCTCTTGAAATTTAATTTCTTTATCCACAGAGATAATTGTGTATGGGGTGTTTTCAACCACATTTCCTTTTATAATCTCCTCTGATACAAAATCCTCAAGTTTGTCTTGGATAGCTCGTTTAATCGGTCTTGCTCCGTAGGTCTCATCAAATCCAACATCAGATATTAAATCTAAAACACTACCATCAAAAGTGATGTTGTATTTCATTCCAACTAATCTTTTAGTTAGAATATCCAATTCTAATTTCACAATTTTTTTAACATCTTCTTTCACTAAAGAATTAAAGATTACAATCTCGTCTACACGATTTAAGAATTCCGGAGTAAAGAATTTCTTTAATTCCTTTTTCAAAACATCTCTACGATATTCTTCCTCAACATAGGTACTTGACCCAGTTTTAAAACCAACACCTGAACCAAAATCTTGTAATTTTTTTGCTCCGACATTTGAGGTCATAATAATCACACAATTTTTGAAATTGATTTTTTTCCCTAAACTATCGGTTAGGTGTCCTTCATCCAATACTTGAAGAAGTGTGGAGAAAATATCTTTATGAGCTTTCTCAACCTCATCAAATAGAATAACAGAATATGGTTTATTTTTAACCTGTTCGGTTAGTTGTCCCCCATCTTCATACCCAACATATCCGCTAGGTGCTCCGATTAATCTTGATATGGTATGTTTTTCTTGGTATTCTGACATATCCACACGAATCATATTATCCTCACTACCGAACATTTGTTTGGCGAGTTGTTTTGCTAAATATGTTTTACCAACACCGGTTGACCCTAAAAAGATGAATGAACCAATTGGTTTGTTTGGGTCTTTAATCCCGATTCTATTTCTTCTGATTGACTTGGCAATTTTTGAAACAGCTTCAGATTGTCCAATAACCTTATCACATAAATTACCTTCCATTTCGGATAATAATTTAGTCTCATCAGAGTTTAATTTGGTGATTGGAATTTTGGTGATGTTGGATACAACCTCATAAACCAAATCAATGGTGATTTCTTTCTTATTAGTAAGAAGGTCCTCTTCAAACTTTTTCTTTTCAGACTCAAGTTTATTTAACACTCTCTTTTCTTTATCACGAAGATTTGCAGCTTCCTCATAATCTTGTCGTTTAACAACATCCATTTTTTGTTGTTTAATATCGGACGCTTGGAGTTTCAACTTTTCTATTGAGTCTGGCATCTTAATTTCCACCTGACTTCTTGCACCAACCTCATCAAGGATGTCAAACGCTTTGTCCGGAAATTCTCTATCGGTGATATATCTCTCCGCCAAATCAACACATAGATTTAAAATCTCATTGGAATAGGTAACCTTGTGGTAAGATTCATATTTTTCTTTTGATTGTTCCAAGATAAGTAATGTCTCTTCTTTGGTTGGTGAATCAACAACAACTTTTTGAAAACGTCTTTCTAACGCTCCATCTTTTTCAAAGTTTTTTCTATATTCATCTAATGTTGTTGCTCCAACACATTGGATTTCTCCACGAGCAAGAGCTGGTTTAAAGATGTTTGACGCATCCATTGACCCGGATGAATTTCCCGCACCAACGATGGTATGAATCTCATCAATGAATACGATGATATTTGGTGCGTTTTGTAATTCTTCAATAATTATTTTCATTCGTTCTTCAAATTGACCACGATACTTTGTTCCAGCAACGATTGATATCATATCTAACGATACAATTCTTTTATCCATTAAATTTCTTGGACAATCCCCATTGTAGATTTTAATTGCCAGACCCTCAACGATGGCGGTTTTACCACAACCAGGTTCTCCAATAATAATTGGGTTATTTTTCTTTCTACGAGAAAGAATTTGGGCGATTCTCGTAATTTCACTTTCTCTACCAATAACGGGGTCTAATTTCCCTTCTTCAGCCAATTTTATTAAATCTCGACTAAAATTGTCCAACACTGGTGTTGCTGATTCGGTAATACTTGTGTTTTTACCTCTTCCTTCGTTACCATCCATAGATTCTATCATAATTAATTTGTTTTATTTAAGTATAAGGGTTAATTTCATTATTTCAAATGATTGGACAAAAGTAATACCTATTTTTGAAATAACAAAACATTTTTTGAATATATTTATAAAAATGGAATATAAAGACGCTTGGAAAAAATATATTGAGGCTTTAGGTATTGATAATGAACTAATAGAGACTTATAGGAATCTTAGGTTGGCTTTCCAACGAGAAGGTTGGTCAGATGAAGATATTAAAAAACCACCATATTACCCAAATGATATTATGAGAAATTTTCAAAAATGCTCAACATTAAGGGATAATGTCTATTCAGAATTAAGAAGTTTTTTCGGTGATGTTGATAATAATGAGTTTAACAATTATCTTATGAATAAATTACAAATAATTGATTTAGAAACACCTTTAAAAAATGGCAATAAAAAAAGAAACAATAGACGGGACTAAAATTATTAACGAAATTGAGTCAACAAATATCGTAAAAACTGAATACGATACAGAAACTAAAAAATTAATAGCAGAATTTAAAAATGGTATGAAATACGAGTATGAGGCTGTTCCTCATAATGTATATACAAAATTTAGAATGGCTGAATCACAGGGTAAGTTTTTTACCACAGATATTTCAAAAGTATTCAAATACAAAAAATTGTAACAATTATAAATAATTAAGTATTTATAGTTAATGAGTAATTTAAAAAGTATATTATCAAGTTTTAAACTACAGGACAAATTAAACCCTAAATTTTGGAACTCAAAAGAAAATAAAACAGAAACGATAAACCCTAAAGTTAGGGAGCGTCTTTTAGAAATTGCTTATGAGTTTATTGATTTTTTGGGTGTTGATATAATTGTCTCCGATGTGGTAATGACCGGTTCATTGGCAAATTTTAATTGGTCAAAATATTCCGATGTGGATTTACATATAATTGTGGATTTTAAACAATTTTCGGAAAAAGAATTACCATTATACGAAGAATTATTTAGATTAAAAAAAACTTTATATAACGATAAACATAATATCACCATATATGGATATGATGTTGAATTGTATGTTCAGGATGATGTTGAAAAACATTTTAGTAGTGGAGAATATTCTGTATTATTTGATGAATGGGTTAGCGAACCAAAAAAAGAAAATGTGGAAATTGATACCCAATCAGTTAAAATAAAATCGGAAGAATGGATGAAAACCATAGATGATGTTATCGAAAACGCTAAAGATGAGTCATTGGACGACGCAAAAAAATTGATAGATAGATATAAAGATAAGTTAAAAAAGTATAGAACTTCAGGACTAGAAAAAGGTGGGGAACTATCAAATGAAAATTTAGTTTTCAAGGTATTGAGAAGAAATGGATACCTAGAAAAATTGTTTAATTTTCAAAATGAGTACATTGATAAATCATTATCCTTAAATGAAATACAATAAAAAGAATTAAAATCTCAACATTTTTAATTCTGAATATATTTATATATAAATTAATTTAAAAAACAAAAATAAAAAAATGGGAAAATTAAAACCAATTGGTAGTGAAAAATTAGAGGGTATGGAAAAAATTGCTCGTATAATGGAAATTGCCAGATATAAAGAAAATACTCCAAATTCAATTAATGAGAATAAATCAGTTGAATATAATAAAGTATTGGCTGACGGAAACAATTATCAAATTGTTAAAGAAAGAAATGGTTATGTAATTAAAAAAACAATATCAGAATCTACCGGTGAAGGTGATTATTTAGACCCTATGAAAAATAGAAAATATTATTCATCATATTCACAAGCCTTTAAAAGACTTAACTTAATTGCGAAAGAAATTAATGTTAACGAAGGTCAAGAAAATAATGTTAATTTATTTTTTGAAAGCGATAATGACGCTACGAAATATATTTTAAAAATAGATGCTACAGAACAAGTAGCCCCTGCTGCCGCTCCGGCTTCTGCACCAGCACCCGCTCCGGCACCCGCACCTGCACCCGCTCCGGCACCTGAAGAAGAATTAGATTTACCTGAACCGGAAGAAGATATGGATTTAGGTGATGACCAAGAAATGGACGATGAGGTTGTTAACCTTAAAGTTATTCAAAAATTGACAGGGAAATTAGCTCAAAAATTAAGAATCCTTGAAGATAGTGAAGAAGAAAATCTTTCATCAAAAGATGTAAAATATGTTATCAACTCTATTTTATCGGCTTTAGATTTAGAATCTTTAGAAGAAGAAGATAAAGAAGATATTATGAATAAATTAGAAGGTATTGAAGATGAAAATCCTTTTGATGGTGGAAATGATGAAGGTCAAGACGAAATGGGTTCTGAAGAAATGGGTGACGACGAATTACAACCTGAAGTACCAAGTGGTGAAATGGGTGAAGGATTTGGTTATGAAGATGTTCAGGATGAAAACCCTGACGACATTGAAGATGAATTACCAAACTATAGAAAACCTAGACATAGACATCAATCTATGAGTAATGACCACTCTAGTCGTATGGAAGAAATGATTGAGGGATTATTCAGTGAATCAAAAGTTGATAGTATTTTAGAAAAATATTTTAAAATTAATGAAAAAGAAAAACAACTTTTAGAATCTAAATTAGAAAAATCAAATTCATTAAAAGAAATTAGAAAAGAAAAAATTAGTAATATTAAAAAACTTTCTGAAAGTATTTCTCAAGAAGTTGCATCAACTAAAGTGATTAACAAATATCCTGAAGCAAAATTAATTGGTAAAACTAACAAAAATAATTTAGTGTTTGAAATGAACAATAAACAATTAAGAGTAAACACCAAAGGTCAAATATTGTAATGAATTATTTAATATATGTTAATGAATTAGGACCAAATTATAAGGGTGATAACATATATGAATTTATTTTTTCGGATAGTTCAGAAAATATTTGGGGGGAAAATTGGGATTCAAAACCATCTAACGGTTACCCATTACCACCTGATTTAGAACATATAAAAAAAGTAGGAGTTTTGAAGAATGACGTTATAACAATGTCAGTAATTCAAAACTCTGACTATTTCTCAATGATTGATACTATTGATGGTATTATCTCATTGTCTTGGGAAAATGAAAACGATGATGTTGATTTTAACCACCAAAAAAGGTTGGTTTTTAAATTTGGAGAAACCGAAGAATCGGTTAAAAATAAATTATATGAACGAGATATCGTTTTAGAATTTGAAAAAACAATTATATATGAACACTAATCAAAAAAAATTAAAATTAATTGGTCACGGATTAAAACCATCCACTTTAGAAAATTTGACTGAATCTCAAGTTAATCTATTGTTTGGTAAATTAGTGGAATCTAAAAAAGACACTAAAGAATCGGTCACAAAAACCTCAACAACAACTACATTTGACCCAGCGGTAGATGCTGATAGAAAAGCTGCTCAAGATTTGATGTCTAAAAAAGGTGTTCCAATGAGTATAGACCCGGCAACTAAAAAATTAACGGTTGTGTCTGAAAAAGATGAAACAGTTGAAGGAGAAGTAGATGAAAAATTTGAATCTAAAAAACAACAAAAATATTTCTTCTCTAAATGTGGTGACGGAAAAACCAAAGAACAAAAAAAATGGTGTAAAATGGCGGATGAATTCTCAAAAAAGACTAACTTTGCCAAACTACCTGAAAAGAAAACGGAAACTAAAGAAGGTTATTTAGATATGGTACAAAACGCACACACTAAAATTATGTCAAATAAAGTAGGACAAGTCCAACCAAACCCTAAATTTGTAAGTGAATTAGAAAATAGAATTACAAAATTAGTTGAGAAACACATTACCCCAAAAATGAGTAAAAAAGATTTTTTAAGTCTTTTAGATGAAGGGTCAGAAATTGCTCCGGCAAAACCAAAAACTAAACCAACAACAAAACCGGGAACTGATTCTCCTTACAAACCTAAACCTGGTGTTAAACCAGCTCCAAAGGCGAAAAAAGAAATTGGTGAACAATCTCCTGAAATTGCTCCGGCAAGACCAACGGTTAAACCGGGAACAAAACCTAAAAAACCGGGGTCACCATATAGTCCTAAACCAGGTCCTAAACCAGCTCCGAAAGCAATTAAAAAGAATTTACCAAGTTGGTTGTCTTTTAATGAAATAGGTATTAAACTTAAAGGGTAATGAGTGTAAATTTAAAAATGGAAAAGATATTGAAATCAAAGGCGAATTTAGAAAAAAAATTAGTTAACGAAGGTTTAACAAAAAGAGAACAGTCAATTTTAAACGAAATTAAATCTAATTTAAAAGAGGCTCCAATTAGTTATGAAGGTCCTGAAAGAATGGAACCAGGTATTGAGAGAAAAATAACTTCAAGACAAACTCCTTACGCTGAACATCCAGCATTACCAAAAGATGGTGATACTGATTATATTGAGGTTATCTCCTCAAAGCGTTTTAAAGACTCTGTTGATAAAGTAAGACGTTACTTGGGTGATACTTCCGCTATACAAGGAAATAACCCTATGATGAACATTATGCAAACCGTAATGAATAGTCTACAACAAATTATGAGAGTTGAATCTCAAAATAAAGAATATCTTGAGAATTTGGCAGTTAATTTAGTTAAAAAAGAATTGGGTATACCTGAAGGGTCTTTACAATTTGATGCTCAACTTATCCAACGACCAATGGGTGCTGCTCAAGGAATGCAAGCGGAACCGACACAACCTAGTGAAGAAGAAGTTAAAGACGCGTTTAAAAAGGCTGAAGAACATAGTGAAGAATTACAAGATTTTGCCGACGAATTTGAACAATTTAATTTAGAGAAGGCAAAAAGAAGAATGATTAATTCTCTTATACAAGGAGCAGCGTTTAAAGGTGGACATATGTATGTTTTACTTAGCGACGAAATCAATAGACTAGACCCTAATTTATTAAATCTTTATGGTGTAACCCAATCATTAATGGAACATTTATATTGGTTATATCCGGATATGGAAGGTATGGCAGCCGGAGGTGGTGGTCAAATGGGTCAAAGTGAGGTTGATGAAGAAACTGACCCACCAACAGTTAAAGCGAAAGCAATGACATTCCCTTTATTAATTCACGAATTAGTGAAAGGTGTTTATGAAGTGTTTGGTACTCACGGTTTACCTGATGACCCAAGACAAGCTGAAATGGTTTTAGGAGCTGAAGATACTTTACCTGCTGAGGTATGGGATTCTAGATTAGGACCAATATTTTGGGAAAAATTTATTGAATCATATCCTGACAAATTATTTGACGATGATATGAAACATATCCAACATTACTTATTTGTTAGATTTTCAAAATTATCGGCACCAGAATTTATGAGAGTTGCTAAATTAATTTTACAAGGTGACCCAAAAGGTGGTGAATTTATCCAAAGAATGGTAAATGAAATCGTTGAGGATTTGAAAAAAGACGAATATGATGAAAAAATGGGTTCCGATGATGAAGATAACGACGACTACGGTGATGACGACTTTGATGATTTTGATTTGTCAGAACTAGGGTTCTAAACAAACAAAACGACAATGTATGTCAAATTTAACAAGAGAACAAGTATTAATAGAATATGTAAAATGTCATAAGGATGTAAGTTACGCGTTAAAGACGTATCTACAGACTTATGACAATACTGTTTCAAAATATGTCCCATTAGAATTATTCCCCGACCAAATAACCTTACTTGAGGATTACGAAAACAACAACGAAAACATTGCGTTAAAATACCGACAAGCAGGTGTAACAACCGTTACCGCAGCTTGGGCGTCAATGAAATTATCGTTTGCCAAAAAAACAAAACCAGAAAAAGTTTTGATTATTGCCAATAAGCTTGATACATCCATTGAGATGGCGAACAAGATTAGAGCATTTGTTGCCCAATGGCCTGAATGGGTTGGTATTGGATTTTCCCCTGACAAAAACGCTCAAAAACATTATAAATTACTTAATGGTAGTGAAGTTAAAGCGGTTGCAACATCAAAGGATGCACTTCGTGGATTTACACCTACAATCCTAATATTTGATGAGGCGGCGTTTATTGAGGCCGATAATGATTTCTGGTCTGCTTGTATGGCATCCCTATCTACGGGGGGTAAAGTAATTGTGGTTTCAACACCCAATGGATACGACCCAATTTACTACGAAATTTATGACCAAGCGTTAAGAGGTATGAATGACTTCAAGATTACCGAAATGTATTGGTATCGTGACCCTCGTTATACTAAAGATTTATATTTAGTTAAAACCGAGGATATAATTCATTACCTTTTAAATAAAGAAGATTACAATGAAAAGGAAATTATTAGTTGGGAGAGCATATCACCATACGAAAGAGATTATAAAGAATTAAGAGTTTTAATGGATGACGGATACAAACCTTGTTCTTCTTGGTTTGAGGCGATGGTTAAAAAATTAAAATACGACAAACGTAAAGTATCACAAGAGTTAGAATGTAACTTTTTGGGTTCCGGAGATAATGTATTTGATTCTAAAATGATGCAAGGTATTCGTGAAAATATGGTTAAAGACCCTATTAGTAAAATGATGGGTAATGCTCTTTGGATATGGAAAGAACCTGTTATTGGTCATAAATATATTATGGGTTGTGATGTATCTAGGGGTGATAGTGAAGATTTTAGTTCATTCCAAATTGTTGATTTTGATACTAATGAACAAGTTGCCGAATATGTTGGGAAGATACCACCAGATGTTATGGCAGAAATAGCCTATAAATGGGCAACAATGTATTCATGTTTTGTTGTTATTGATATTACCGGAGGAATGGGTGTATCAACAGCAAGAAAAATGCAAGAGATGGGGTATAGAAATTTATATATTGATGGTATTGACGCATCAAATAAATGGAAATACGACCCAAAAGCTTTAGATAAAATACCAGGAATAAATTTTAATAATAAAAGGGTTCAGATTATTGCGTCTTTTGAAGAGGTATTAAGACACGGATTTAAGATTTATAGTACTCGTTTATGTGGGGAAATGAATACTTTTATCTATATGAATGGTAGACCTGACCATCAAAAAGGACACCACGATGATTTAATTATGTCAATTGCTATGGCGACATATGTAGCGGAATCATCATTTAGTAATTTAACCAAAGTAACAGAACATACCAAAGCAATGATTGATTCTTGGTCGGTTAGTAATAATCAGAACATAGGACAATCTATTTCTTTTAATCCGGTTATGCCAAATTTAACCGAAAGAATAAACCAATTTAGTTCCAGTCAAGTTTCCAAAGACGATTATATGAAATATGGTTGGTTATTTGGCGGAAGATAATATTTATTAATTAAAAGAAGATGGGATTTGTTAATAGAAAAAAATCAGGGAATATTATTGGGGGTTCACGACTAGTTGTTAATGGGCAAAATATCTTTAATGTTCAGGTTATTCCACCAGGCTTCAATAAATTAAGTAGTAAACAAGATAATGATTCTTATTTTGAGGTTTCCTCGACACCAACCTCGACACCGATAATAACTCCGACACCATCAATAACACCAACATTTGGTTTGTCACCAACACCAAGTAATACCCCAACAAACACAGAAACACCAACTTCAACACCAACCCCAACCCCAACTCCGACTCAAACACCAACTAACACACCCACTAATACTATAACACCAACACAAACTAATATACCAATTGTATCGTGTAGTCAGTCGTATAGTTCTGGTGGTTCTGGGGTAACCGAATACACAATACCGTTAGATTCAATAGGGGGTGTTATATTATTCCAATTTAGCGCTAGAAATGTTCCGGATAAAATGGAAATAATTCATAATGGTGTTAAAAAATCAACATCTGGGATGTTATCGGATGGTAATTCAGGACCATTTGATTCATACGGTGTACCACCAACTAATTTACCAACGATTGCTCAGACATACGATATTAATCAATTTATTGGTAGAACTAGTTTTAGTACGATTCCTCCGACCTATTATAAAAATATCCAACCAATACCATCTAGAAAAACCGAACTTTTAACTGAAACAGGTTTTGATTTAACATTAACAGGTTCTTACGACCAATTTGTATGGTGGACATACACTCCGTCAGATTATATAATAAACAGTAATGTTATTATTAGAATAACCGGACCTTCAGGTGGATTAACTGGATGGGATTTACAAAGATTATGTCCTGTTCTTCCAACGCCAACTTCAACACCAACACCAACAATGACACCAACTCCCACACAAATTGTAGATACAAACTATTTATTACAAGAGAATTATTTTACATTAGACCAAGAAAATAATAATAAAATTCTAATCAATTAATTATGCCTAATTTACCTATATCACAATTACCTTTAGCGTTATCCGGTCAACCAGAATCGTTGATGGTTATTGTAAACTACGATGTTATTTCGTCAGGAGAAACCAATTCAATCTATTTTTCAGCATTAACTCAACAATTTTCGGGTGCTAGTGGTTCATCAGGAACTAGTGGGACAAGCGGTGAATCAGGTTCATCAGGAACTAGTGGGACAAGCGGTGAATCAGGTTCATCAGGTTCTAGTGGATTTTCTGGGGATTTATATAGAACAACATCTACAACACCTTTAACAATCCAAACAGGAAGTACTGGGACTTTTGTTGTTGGGACTAACTTAGGTTATAGTGTTGCTCAAGATGTGTTAATCGCATATGACTTATCTAATCACATGATTGGTATGGTTGTTAGTTATAACTCGTCAAATGGTGATATGGTGGTTGATGTTGAAACAATAACTGGTAGTGGGTTATATTCAGGTTGGACGGTTAATTTAGAAGGTGCTGCCGGAGGAAATGGTTCAAGTGGTTCTTCGGGAACAAGTGGAACAAGTGGTTCATCAGGTACTAGTGGTTCTTCAGGGTCTAGCGGTATTAACGGATTTTCAACAGGGTTAGTTTATTACCTCAATAGAGATACACCTAACCAAGGTGATGGAAGTGCATCATATTATGATTTAAACCGGTTAATTAGTATTAGCGGACAAACATCTTTATCTCAAACATTATCAGGAGCAACAGCACAATTATTTGGGACATTCATAACACCTAATAATGACCCCAATATTAGTAATCTTGTGGGTGGAAATTGGAATTTTGAAGTATATGCTAATACTACCGCAACAAATGCCGACCACGGAATATATGCGAGAATATACGCATATCATACTGGAGGGACAACTACGTTGTTATCTACTGTTACTCCCGTTCCTGTTCCAATAGACAAGTATCTTGTCCCTACCATAAAGTTATGGTCAATGCCAATTGATGCAGCTAATGTTCTGCCGACAGATAGAATTCTTATAGAATTATATGGTATTGCAATCAATTCACCTTATACTAAAGAACTTACAATGTACTTTAACGACGCCACTATCGGACAAGTAACAACAACATTATCACCATCAATTGCGGGGATTGATGGTTCATCAGGAACTAGCGGTTCTTCGGGAACATCAGGTGCGAATGGTTCTAGTGGAACAAGTGGTTCATCAGGAACAAGTGGTTCATCAGGAACAAGTGGAAGTTCACCAGTTCTACCACCATCAATATCATATGGTTTATTTGCTCAAACAACTAACAGTACTATTGTAACCAATACAACAACTGAATCAACACTTATTGGCACAGGAGTTGGTACATTAAGTGTACCCGCTAATGGTTTCAGTGTTGGTGATAGCTTTAGAGCTGTTTTTGGTGGTGTTATTAACGCTGATAATAATCAAACTATTATAATTAGATTAAGAACAGGTTCTGTTATTCTTCTAGATAGCGGTATTCAAAGTCTTGGAAGTAGTGTTGTAGATGATGTATGGTCTTTGAATGTTGATTTTACAATTAGACAACTTGGAGCTGCTGGTGTAGCATCTGTCGTATCTTTAGGTAGTTTTCATTACACAAAAACTAACAATGCTACGGTTCAAGGATTTGGATTTAATGTAGTGAACAACACAACATTTGACACAACAATTGGTAATACATTAAATGTGACAGTTGAATGGGGAACTGCTAGCACAGGAAACAATATTTATAGTGATATTTTTGTATTGAATAAAGTAAATTAATAATGATAGATAACAATAATAACCACCAAGTTTAATCCAACTTATAAACTATTTATTAATAAAAAAAAATATTTAAATTATTAAGATGGAAAACAATCAAAATAACGACTTAACTGTTTGGCAAAGATTATCCAGAGCTTTTGGACCAAATGCTCTATTGAATCAAGATTACCCAACATATAAGTTAGATAAAAAAGAATTATTAAAAACTACATCTCAAGCAGAGTACGAAAAAGAAAAACTTCAGGCTCAACAAACTTATTATCTAGCCAATCAGTGGACAAAAATTGAGAGTAATTTATATACTCAAGCAGTTTATTACGAACCAACTCGTTTAGCATCATTTTATGATTACGAAAGTATGGAATATACACCAGAAATTTCAGCAGCGTTAGACATTTATGGTGAGGAATCAACTACAGTTGACCAAAATGGTCATATGTTACAAATTTATTCAGAATCAAAAAGGATAAAAGGGATTATTTCAGATTTATTTAATAATATTTTAGACCTTAACACCAATTTACCAATGTGGACAAGAAACACTTGTAAATACGGTGATAATTTTGTCTATTTAAAACTTGACGCTGAAAAAGGTATTGTTGGTTGTATGCAATTACCAAATATTGAGATTGAAAGATTAGAACGAGGTATGGCAGCAAAATCGGCAAATGTTGATGAACCTGCTGAAAACAAAGGGTTACGATTTAAGTGGAAAGCTAAAGATATGGAGTTTAACTCTTGGGAAGTGGCTCATTTTAGATTATTGGGTGATGATAGAAAACTTCCTTACGGTACTTCTATGTTAGAAAAGGCTAGACGTATTTGGAAACAATTATTGTTATCTGAAGATGCGATGTTAATTTATAGAACTTCGAGAGCACCTGAAAGAAGAGTTTTTAAAGTATTTGTTGGTAATATGGATGATAAGGATGTTGAACCATATGTACAACGAGTTGCCAATAAATTTAAAAGAGACCAAGTTGTCGATTCTAAAACCGGAAACGTGGATATGAGATTTAATCAAATGGCGGTTGACCAAGATTATTTTATTCCTGTTCGTGACCCAGCGGCAACATCTCCAATAGAAACATTGCCCGGAGCTCAGAATTTAGCGGAAATTGCTGATATTGAATATATCCAAAAGAAATTATTAACAGCACTTCGTGTTCCTAAAGCCTTTTTAGGGTTTGAAGAAACTGTTGGTGATGGAAAAAATTTATCATTACAGGATATTCGTTTTGCAAGAACTATCAATAGAATACAAAAATGTATGATAGCCGAATTAAATAAAATCGCTATTGTTCATTTATTTTTATTAGGGTTTGAAGATGAATTATCCAACTTTAGATTAAGTTTAACCAATCCATCTACCCAAGCAGATTTATTAAAAATTGATGTTTGGAAAGAAAAAATATTATTGTATAAAGACGCTGTAACGGCGATAGAAGGTATTGCACCTGTATCGGTTACTTGGGCTAAAAAACACGTATTAGGATTCTCGGATGATGAAATTAAATTAGATTTACAACAACAAAGAATAGAAAAAGCCGTTGGTGCTGAATTAACAAATACAGCAACAATAATATCTCACACAGGTATATTTGATAATATTGATAAGTTATATGGTAGTAAATCAGGAACAACACAATCAGCTGAAGTTCCAGCACCACCACCACCGGGAGGTGGAAGTAGTTTTGGAGGAGGAGATTTTGGTGGAGAATCAGATTTGGGTGGAGAACCTGAATTAGGAGGTGAAGAACTCCCACCAGCACCTGAAGCAGGTGGAGAAGCTGAAATAACTCCGGAATCATTTAATAGAAAAGAAAATTGGAATATTTTACTGGAAAGTGGTAATATGACTGATGATGATTCTTATATAGATTTATCCAAATCTAGAAATTCTTTAGGAGATATTTCAAAGGAATTAGATAAACTTCTAAATGATTGATATTTATAATAAAAAAAGAAAAATGACAAAATTTGGTATCTTAAAATCGAAAATAGAAAATGTATTATTAGAATCGTATAATAATGGAACATTTAAACAAGAAATAAAAAATTTTAAAAAATTGGTGTTAGAGAATAAAAACATCAGTAAAATTTTTTATATGTATGATGAATTAAATTCACCAAAAGCATTATCCGAATCGTATATCACCGAATATATTCACGAATGTATTACTATATATGAAAATACCGTAAATAAAATATCCACATCTGAAATTAAAAGTCTAAATGAGTGGGTTAAAGATTCTAAATCAAATGACGCTTACGATAATATTGATAACTTATTTTCAAGAGATGTTTTAACAATTGAATCAAGAATTAAAAGTAAAAAAATTATTTCAGAAAATTTAAGAAAATTACCTATCACTAAAACTGAAAGTGTTAATATACCATTAAAAGCAATGGTTAGTATTGCCAACCAAACAATTAATAGTTATATAGAATCTTTAAATGAATCCGATAAAGATGAATTGATTAAATTACTATCTGAAGACGATAGTAAACTTAATGAAGATTTTAATGTGATTAAAGAAAGTGTTGTTGGTAAATTAACTAAAATGAAATCTACTTCAGATGATAGTTCAGTTAAGAGCAGAATTAATGATACCTTATCCAAGGTAATATCTGAGAAATACGACAAACTAACTTATTTTAAACTTAAAAGTTTAAACGAAACTCTTTAGTCGTTATTCGACTTAAACTTCTTTTGGACATACTTTGCCTTAGAAAGTTCAGCTCTTTTAATA